GTCTAAAATATTTAAAAGACATCCCAATTTAAACATTAAGTTGTAAATTTTACTTCATTAACATGAAAAGGAAATATCCCTCCACAATACTACAGGCAAAGAGGGTATAGAAATCCTGTAGGGCTCTTTTAAAGTCAGATTGCCAAGACTCAAATTGCCACATTCATTTCCCTTCGAATCCTTTCAACTTCCGCTTCAATGTGTTTTGACAATTCAGAGACTTTGCCAGTTTTAGTAAGTTCAAAGTGTCCTTGATCATCTGCATCAAGTCCATTTTTACCTAGACCAAACTTTACAAATCTCTCTTTATTTCCAATTGAGCGAAAGTGGCAAGTTTTACTGTCACAACGTGTGGTGAAGTAAAACTTTGGATTTACTCTCATGCATCTGTGACAAACACCTAAACGTTTGGCTCTTCTCTTCATGGCGAACGTTGACACACCACAGAGAGGTCTGGCTTGCTCCTCTTGGATTTCCAGCTTCCTCACCAGCATCGCTTTCACTGCGATCAGTGATCGCACACCTGCTGGAAGTGTGCTCGTTCTCAGACAGCATGCCAAGGTCATAACTCTCTTATCTACATGCATTTTATACCTAAACATGAGCACGTGAATTAAGCACAAATGCCAAATCCAGTTCTTTAACGCCTCACCGGTAAAAGGCTGACCTGCGTTTGTTAAACTATTAAATTAGTATGCCCTTCTATTGTTCCTCTAGCTTCAAACACAGCCTTAGTTCCAGTTGATTGCAGCAACCTACTGCCCAGATCCTGTATAACTCTAGCACGACTTGGGAAACCTCTTAAATACTGTGGGCTAATACCATCACTGAAGTCAAACATAACTTCTCTTGACAGAGCAGCTAACTGTGGCATCTTTTCTGCTAAATTGCTATATCGATCTTCATCAGCCATGTAGTACTCAAGGGCACAGTTTGCAAAACTCCGGCAGACTTCCCTTAGCGTCACTCCCATCATTCTCCTGTCCTGATGTGTCGCTGCATGTGTCTTCAGATTTTCCACAAAGGTTCTGAGGTTGAATGAACCCACCATCTCCGGCACTCCATCCACACCTTGCACTGTCAGTCTCATGAAGCTCACATCCATGTTCGGGAAGACGGTTGATGGGCCTGCTGAGTGATCGGCTATGTTGCCGAATAAAGTTCTCAGCCTGTCCGCCAAAACTCTCGCCTTTTGCTCTTGCAAATGTGGTGTCAAATTCCTTGCCTCTCCACCAGCACCCGTCTCCCATGCTTGCATCCGATCCTCTGGGTCTATGAAATTCCTCCATGCCCATTCTGATACCTCTCTGAAGATGTAGCGCTTCCTTTCCAATTTGGCTGACATCTCTGCTACTGCAACACCTACTGATTGATCCTTCACTTTTCAAAGATTTTGCCGTTTCTGACATAACATGAGACAACTGTTCCTTAATCAGATTTCGTGTGCTCAGCTCACGTCTGTACACTGGTTTCAAGGAATTTCCCCATAAATGCATACGTTTTCCTGTCTCAAGTAATTTATCATTCCCCATGTCCACCAGCCCTGGATTGGCTGCATCGAAAAGATTTTCAAATGCATTCTTCTCAGCCTCTGAGTCCTCTGGCACATTAAACACATTAACCAAGCTCCATTTGGGCGTGCTACGTTTAAGACCAGGCAGCATAACCATGTTGTTTGTTGGAACACATGAAAGTCCGACAGTTATAGCAGCCACGGACCTCTCGGATCGAACATCTATACCATGAATTTCAAGAAGCACTTGAAGGCTACCCACGGATGTGTCACAATTGATGTCAACAGCTGCGTTGATAGTGAGAATTTTGGCTGCATAAGGTTCATCATTCGTGAATCTGAACTTGAATCTATCAATCAAAGCAGTTTCCTCGCTTCCCCTTGACAAGTCCACCAATGAGCACCTTCCCCACACATTTTCATGGCCTGACACTAAAAGTGACTGAATGGCTATGGGCACAACTCCAAGGTGAATATATGAGCAAGCTTTTCCTTTAAATTTTTGTGCACGAATTTGCTCAAGGCGTTTTTTTGTTAGGACATTGGCCTGTACTTTAATCGGCTTCCCAAGAACATTACCTGGTATTGTCATCTTGATTTCGTCTTTGAAAACTAAAGGAGCAAACCCATTTCCATACAGAGCATTTATTTCATTACTACCTAATAAAGACTTATCTAAGTTCACTCTATTTACAAAACTAGATACCTTTATCGCTTTAGACATTCTGATCACTAAAAAGATCTTTGACTTTCGTTTTCAGCTTGTCCAATCTCTGCACTATGAATCTAACGACAGCCTGGTGATACTCCACCTGCTCCTCTCTTTTCAAAACCTCATACAGCTTCTCACCTAAACTGTAAGCATAGGAAACTTCAATCGCATAATTCTCAAGGCATTCATCAATGTTCCCTCTTTTTTTTGCAACCATGAATCTGTTAAACACCAATTCAGGTTCCTTAACTATTCCATACCTGGAAAGATTCCATCCACAGAACATTGGCATCTCAGTTCTAATCACTTTGGCCTTCAAGGATAACTTGCTCAACACATCTTCAAATTTATCAGAAACTTTACACGCCTTTAACATGCACATGTCATCCCCAGCAAACGCAATTGGAGTCTTATGATCACATTCATATCTTGCGAAAGTGAATGCCATGTTTGCAAGAGTGTTGAACAAAAAAGTGCTGAATTCCCCAGTGAATCTCATAATGGCAAAGTGACCCAATTTGCATCCTAAGGTACATTTGAGATCTATGTAGTCATTTATGAACCAGTTGGGAAGACCCATGTCTTCCATTACACACACCTCAAATGCCAACACGTAGTGATCTTGACTTGCATCGAACGCCTCATAATCTGACTCCACCTTCTCTCCTTCTTCAAAGAATTTAACAACCCAATCATTCAAGTCATTAAAATTCTTGTTTGAGTGAATGTATATTTCCTCCTTCAGATTGCGACGAAGCATTTTCTCCATATACCTGCAGTATGGTGCAAATTTTGCCAGAACCAAGTGTGAAAAACAAGCCAATGTTTGACCAGCTTTGGCATCCACATACTGTTTTTCATACTTAGTGCACAGCTGTGACTTCATGAATAGAAATATCTTGTCCATACTCCAGTCAATGTCAGATCTAATTGAATGATTTGCAAGTGTTGCTTTGCTCTTGAGCAGTTTCTTTGTTTCGAAATCATTGAGGCACTCATCCAAGAGCCCCTGATCCCAGCTGAAAGAGAGGGACAGCTTTTCCTTCAAATTCTGGTACAACAAATTCCCAACAGAGTAAGAATCTTTAAGTTTAGCTCTCTCTAAGAATTCTTCAGAGAATCTGAGGCGCTTCTTTACAGCCATCCAGAAAGTTAGGTCATCATCAGACCTATGTCTCGGAAAAATGCTTTCAAATCTCAAGGGACTTGCCACGTGCCTGGATCCTTGGGCTCCAACTCTGTTATAGTCATGGCAGAATTGATTAGTTTCAAGCCCCATTAACTTGGCCTCTCTGTATTCCTTAGCCCTAATGAGATCAAAATTGCGAGCCAGAGCGTAATTTTCTTGACTTATGCACAAATGAACCCTCCCTTTAGGTTCAATTACTTCTGGTTCAATTATCTCATACTCTTCAGAGTTGATCCTTTGACCTAGAAAGACAAAAGGCTTGAGAAATGGATCCCCTTCGAGTCTGTCCTCCCTATCAACTTCATCTCTTCCACCTGTTGCTCTGTGGCACTCAACAAGTTCACAATTCACCATCCAATTCATTCTGTTAGAAGTGAATGGGAGGCCGGTCAAGAAGGCATGAATTGGCCTTCCAATCATGGATGACATAAAACCAGTCAATCCGGATCTGTGTGAAGTTATGAAAGATATCTTCTCCTTGGCCCTAGTTAGCGCGACAACCCACCTGTAGTCATCTTGCTTTTCAGCATATTCAGATAGAACAATGCATGAATGTTTGACAGTAAGCCCCTGTGCCTCTCCAAAAGTCAGCACGTTAACCTTACCAGCAAATGAATTCTTTTCATCCCTGGAAGCCACTAGAATCAAATCTATTGGAAACCCTCTCTTCTTCGCTTCATTAGCAGCCACTATGTGGTTATCGAAAAAGTCCAATTCGTAGTTCACCGAACCGGAATTTCTGAGTTCAATGTCAACGAAGAAATTTCCAAAAAATTTCTTTGATAACCTCCAGCTTTCAAATAGGTAATTGATCTTTGCCCCACTGGTGATTCGGTCACATTCATGGATCTCATGAAGGAATCTTTCATCAGAGTCTGAGTGGTACCTAGCTTGCAATGGATCAAATAGCAACATGACTTTCCCTTTGAAATTCTTTTCAGTTCTGAGTTTAAAGATCATTAGGTCTAAGTACCCTCTTGGAAACAGCCCCAGTTCATCAATCACTATTAGTTCCACTCGACTAAGATTTTGGAGAAGTGCAACTTCAAATGTGCACACTTTATGAGAGGAGCACTTCACCTTCCTTTCCCAATCTTCTTTAAGCTCCACCCTCGGGCATATGACTAGGAACTTGAGCTTGAAGTTGGATTTGAGCTTTGATTGTAAACTCAAGGATTTTCCAGAACCAGCAAACCCGCATGAAAAATAAACTTCTTCCGGGAATGGGTCATCTGACTTTACAATGCGGATTCTCCTAAGATGAGCGCCATTTTCACCAAATGCATCACTTAGAATTTTTCCGGTTGTCCGATTGAGGAAAGATTGGCGCAAGAGCTCAGCCGCATCATTTAAGGGCTCAAAAAGTGACTTGTTTACGTGCTCTATCGAGTCAAGATCAAATGAATTGTCATCATCAGAAGACGAGAAATTGCTCTGCTTTGATTTGGCTTTTGAGAAGTTCAGTTGAGTGTCCTCCACATTGCCGGATAGTTCTCTATGGACAGAAAAATGGTCATCACTCAGATTTAGTCTATAAATTGGTCCTCTATTGCCCCCAGCTATCCATTTTTCATTCATATACAGCTCAAATCTGAAAGAAAGGTCTTCAGCTGCCTGGTTCAAATCTGCCAATGTTCCACCCACACCAAATTCCAAAAATGAGGTCCAGTAGTTTTTGTTCTTTTTAATGAGTGCCAGCAATATGTCATATAAAGGTCTTTTTTCAAGAATTGAAAGAGACCTCATCAAGCAAATGTTCTTAAATTTAGAAATGCCCAAATAAATTGGTTCATTTCTGGAATTTCTCACATGCTTTCTAAATGTGACATTGATTCTGCCCTCAGTGGCCCCTTGAACTCCATGGCGGAATTTGGCTTGAAAATCCCTCTTCATCAGGAAGTAATCACCATCTTTCATTCTAAAGGAGTACCTTTTACTTGATTTCGCTTCGATCTGGAAAAGAGCATCACCATTTAGATTTATTGACAAAATTGAATCATTGTCATAAACCTTTTCATTATCCCTATGCATTCCAATACTACCCCCTTCTTTGTAAACCTGAATAAGCATTGCATTGTAGTCGTTTCTCAGGGAACTTGGAAGCAATTGGTCAACGCCGTTCCAATGGTTGTGTGCATATTTGATGCGGTTATGCCCATAATCAATAGATTTAGATTCAGAAAAGAAGAAAGCGTCCCTGTTCTTAAGAGGAGTTTTTTTGAACATTGAAATGGACCCAACCACTTTCCTCAATTCCTCAAAATCATTGAAGCCAGTTTCAAAAGTTTCATCAAAATGATTATCACTGGATGCCTCAACAGGTTGATTTCCATCAAAATCATGTGCACCACTCTCTGAAGTGCATTTCTTGAGCAAACCAAGAAAATGATTTCCTCTATGTAGAATAGCGATCTCCTTTGCATCATTCCCATGAGTATTCACCAATTTGGGGCTCAAAGTTCTTGGGATTGAAACATCACCCTGAAATATTTTGAGAGACAGGTTCATGACGTTTACAGTGAACATTATCATCCATTCATCAAATTGCTCGCCTTCCCTTAGAATTTGTGCCTCTTCAGAATCAGTGAGGTTCACGCCAATCTGTCTCGAAAGGTTGAGCAGCCTGCTTCTACTTCCAGGATACGTTCGGTCATCACCTTTGATGGAAGTGAGTAGTGCTCGCATGAAGCAATTTCCATCACCCTCAACATCACAAATATTGTACTCATCAGCCACAGCAATGGGCTCATTTCCCATCAAAACAGAGCAGGAATCACCTGGGAATGAGACAGGCTCAGTTGCCAGCCCGCACAATTCACTGGCCGGAGTTCTGAACTCAGATGGATCAACTTCAATAGATTCGATGGTGACTAACCCATCTCCACCTTTCAAGCCTGTAGGGGTGACAAATTCCTCATCATGGTGCTCACTTTGTTTGCCGTCCAAATTCGAATTCACATCCAGGATCTCGACGGCTGCCTCTTCACCATCATTCATAATATCCAAATCGAGCTGATTCATCTCATCAATGATCATATCAAAAATTGGATCAACAAACCTCTTGATGTTGTTCTCCCTAAAGTGAACAAAACTTTTAAGGAAAGGAATTTCATGATAGCTAAGGCTCCGGGAGAAAGGCATCTCAGACCATTTTGAAAAAAAGGTTGGCAGCTTAAACTTGTAATGAGATGTTTTGAGGGGGCCTGATTCCAACTGATCATTAGCGCACAGGGACCTTCCATTTGAACAGAAGTTTCTGATATTGCCACGTATCAATGAGGGATTTAGCAGGAAGATAATGTGCATCTTGTACAAATTTTTTGACCTGCTAAATTTGATCAGCCCATCAAGAGATTTGATCACCACAGTTCTACGATCTCCCCCTTTCACAAGTTGGCCCCCAAAAAAGAGGGTATCAATGGCTTCTGGTAGTTTAGTAGACATCACATCATCTTTAACTTCCAAATCATCAAACATCTGAGTCCTATAACCCCTATCAACAACTTTAGTTTCAACTTTGACCCTGATCGTGTCCAAGGTGAAGAGAAAATGAAAGATGTTCAAACCATGCCATCGGTCAAAGCAACTAGCAATCGAGTTCGGAAGTGCCATGATGAAGGAATCTTTTGCCTTTTGAAGGAAACTATCTCCAAATAAATTTATGGCACCCTTGGTATCAGTTATCAGCTTTTTAGCAAAAGTGCAAAAAAACTCAACAACCCTACAGTCTTGCTCATCTTCCATCAATTGCCTAAGCTTGGCAATGGCAGACTCAACATCAGGCTTTTTGAGGCATAGCAAGTAAGTATATATTTTCTCAATGTGACTTTTCTTGATCGGAATCAAATCATAATATTTGAACCTCTCCTTGTGAATCACGCTCATATCTATGGTATTGAAGTCGGCAAAAAATCTCACACTATCTGTGATTTTTTCACCTTTGCTGATTTGGAACAGATGATGAGCGTAGAAGGATCCAACCATCTTCACAGTGTATGTGCCAGCCGAAGTGTGGATGTAACTAGCTTCGAAAAGCCAATTCAAATTCGATGGCTGCTCGTACATTTCACTTCTGGATCCATCAGGGAAAAAGAAGAGTTTATCCCCATCAACCTGGAAACCATAAAGCGCGGAGTTCTGAGGAGTTTTAATTCCGCCAAGAAGCTCAGGTGGAAAGACAACGGAACACAAAAGTAGAGGAGTTGCTGTTTCCTCTAAGAATTGGATCATATTTAAATGGGACCAATGATGAACTTCATCATGAATAAATATTTTCTTTTTCCTAACACTTCTGATAAAATTCTTAGGAAATAAGTGATCCTTGCTTAGAATGTTTATCTTCTGGTCCACTGATCCAGGCTCAAAATCATACCTACCAAAATCTTTAGCACATATGCATCTATTTACAATATCTACATTGTTGCTCACTCCACCAGCTAACTTAATAACACTGTTAACTTTAGCCTTCTTAACTGAAGTGAAAACCCAGTGACCATTTCCTAAAAGATTTGGAAGCACATTAATGAGTAAATGATTTTCCAGTGTTTTACAAAATGGGTGGGAATGAGTCAAGAAGGGGATAGGGTGCAGAGTAACTCCTAAATTGGTAAGGGCCTCCTTCTTCCTATCATTCACGTAATAAGCGAAATGTATTCCCTTATCATCACAAAATTTTTTAACAAAATTCACTCCACTTGTCAAAATTGATCTCTGATCATTTTTGTCATTGGCTGCAAAGAATTTCTCCATTGGGGTGCGTACTGTAACAGATGCCATTGGTCTTAATCTTACAGGTACCCTGGCAGAGAAATTTCAGTTTGCTTTGAATAGTGTTCGTTTTC